ATTACTCTAAAGGCATAACCCTGTGCCTTGCAATATGCCATGGCTGCTTGCCACTTAGCATGGTTAATTGCAACAACCATTTTGTCTTTTGCACTTGCTCCGCGGCTTTCAATAAGGCTTTGTTTTTTTGGTTTTATTTCAACAACTTCAGCTATTGATTTGCCATATTTATTTTGATAGACTACAAAAAAATCAGGAATATAATTATGTACTTTACCATTTAATGGATGACGATAGGGTATTGATAATGCTTCGCTAGCCCAATGAGTAACATTGTTATGCGTATCACAAAAAGTCATGAATGTAAGTTCCCATCCTGACCTATACTTAGGTTTATGTTTCCCTACATATTTTTGCGGGTTTTTAGGGGTGAAGATACCTTGTGCCCAATTACCCATAATTATATCACGATGTTACGTGCAACCGGTTGATTTGATTTAGGTATAATTGCTATACCATATAATGAAGTTTTACTTTTAAAACTATTTAAGTAATAAGCAAGTACTTGGTTGAGTTCCATTTTAGTTTTGCCTTTTATTTGATCCAATAAGTCAAGTACAGGAATACCAGTATCTTGTGCTATTCTAAACATTACTGCGGTGAAATTATTAGCAATAGTTTTTGTAGCACAGACACTTGTAAAATAACTATGTACAATATCATATTGATTACCCGGTACAACCAGGTTAAAGGAATAGAATGAATCAAAAATTCTAACTGTTTGATCCATGTTGTTGCGAGTATCTAATATCTTAGCCATACATTATTTATCTATTAGTTTGGACCAGTATTTGATTTACCTGCATAAGGAGTACTTGATAATTGTTGTGGGGATGCTTGCGCTTTTATTGGTGCATTAAATGTACCTGCATTGGTAGGCGTAGCGCCAAATATAGGAGTAGAAACATTTAGATTTCTATTTGGTGTTTGTTGTACTGCATTTATAATACCTGCTGTAAGTTCGCTTTTTGCAAGTTGTTTTAGGTTTGTATTTTTAAATGTGTTATATGTTGTACCAGCCGCTTGTACTGCACCTAAAATATTACCATTGGCTAAATTATTCAACACACCGCTAGCTCCGTCTACTAAACCACCTTGACCTAAAATTGTTTGCTGACTACCTGGTCTTGCAATAGGACTTAATGTTCTGTCGTAGTTTGCATCTAAACCAAATCCAGTAACAATATCACTTGGAGTAGTACCACTTAATGAACCTTCATTGTACACTACGGTCTCATACTCTAATGTCATTTGATTTTCCATAGTACCAGTACTTTCAGCATAACTGTATGTATCATGACTAAAATTAGTAATAATAGGATTTATAAGAGTATAAGCAACAAAATTGTGTTGATTAAAACCAAACACGGTAATGTTCTTAAAGAAAGGAATCTTTTGTCCACCAGTGTCACTTGGTACATTTGTATCACCTATGTATCCCCAAGTTGAATTACCTGTTATACTAGGTTGATATTGATTTCTACTATTATATGTAGCACTGTTAGCAGATGCGGCTGTACCGCCCTGACCACCCGGTCCGCCTACATTTGGATTTTTTCCACCTCTTGCACCTGCAAAGATTACTTGTGCATTATTACCGTCTGCATAGTAATAATTATAATATGCTTTCCATAAACTTCTTATAGCACCACCTGCAGTAGGAGTGCCTGTAGCAGTGCCATTGTCATCATGAAAAGTTATGTTAACCGGATCGTATTTGATTTTAGTTTGAATAATTCTTTTACGATTGTATTGATTTAATTGAACAGTATCAAAGTTAAAAGAAGGTAGTTTAGCTGTTTTTACAGCCAATCCAAAATTTGTATTGGTATTTACGTTTTGATTGTATGCTTGAGTGTTTATATCGAAATAAACATGAAATAGATATTTAAACTTTGGTGCGTACTGATATCCATTTGTTCTAAACGTTTTACTTGCGTGAGTATAATCACGTAGGTAGTCGCTGCCGAAAAATGTTCCGGCAGCGTCTTTTAGTAAATTTTGAAAAAATCCAGACATGGATTAATTCCTCTAATTATTCATTAGATGGAACTACCAATACCAGTAGCGATTGATCCAACTGTTCTACCAATAGTAGCACCAACACCAGAGCCAATTGGAGATTGAATTGCGTTATCATAACGTAAAGTCAATGAAATTGTAACTACTTCGTTAGTACCATAATTTAATGTATTATAGTTTGCTGTTTGTACAAAGCAACCGTATAATTCCCAAGTTTCAAGAACTACTGGTGCCGCTGTTCCGTTACCACCGTCTAAGATTTCAATGTTTGTTTCAAACTTATAATCTTGACCAGTTGCCGCACTTGCTTGCTCAACAAAGTCCATTTGTTTCTGTAATTGTTGACCAATTAATTTAGAAACTGTTCCTGATGCATCATCACGAATGTTAATAGACAATGTTTGCCATGTTGCTTTACCTGCCAAATACATGGTTGAGTTGTAAATTGGTAGTGTAATTTCTTGGAACTGTACTTGTGGTCTTGAGCAATCAATTACTTGTTTAGTCAATTCTACTGTTGCACCGCCTGTACCAAAATTCAAAAAGTTAACTCTAAATCTGAATTGTAGTTTTGGCATTAATAAGCCCTGATTGCCGCCGGCGTTATCAGATGCTACTGTCATGTTGTACAATGATTGTGAGGCTGTTGCCATTTTATATATCTCCTGTTAATCTTATTTATCTTATTCTAAACAGACAACCCCTTTCGGGGTCATCTTAGTTTATTATAATGATGCTATCTCACCTGTGTTTAGAACTCTAACTGGAATGTAGATGAATTCTGCTGCCTTAACTGGTTCAAGTGCAACGTCAATCCATAATTCATTTCTGTCAATTCTAGCTGGTGTATTATTACTTTCATCACATACAACTAGATAGTCATAGATACCACGTTTAGCAACTAAATCTACCATTAATGTTTGAACGACACCTGCAATTTGATTACGTGTCAATGCATCGTTAGGTTCAAATATGAACGGTCTTGCTGCCAATGTTAATTGTCTACGTACATAAGCAATTAATCGTGCAACGTTAGTTCTATCTAATGCACTTGATGAATTATAACTTGTTTTGTTACCAAAGTTTAATAATCCAACACCAGTGAAGAACACTAATGGATTAATAAAGTTAACATACAATGTATCACGTATGCCAATATTAGTCTTAGTAGTAACAAAGTCACCCGTTGTTCTGTCTAAGTAACCAATATTTGTAGCGTTGTCAATAATACCACGGCGTGTACCTGCAGCCGCTAACCATGGATAACTGATATTGTCATTTCTTAAGAATGTACGTAACATCATGTGACTTGGGGGTACTGCAACCAAGTTACCTTGTAAGTCAGTAGTCAAACCACTTGGATAGAATAGACCCAAGTAAGTATCACGTGTTACACAACCTTCTTCGTCAGTTCTAGGGGCACCTGCGGCATTAGTTGCCCATGCTTGAATAGCTGTTGCATTTGCTTTTAGTCCCATTGGGGTATCACCAAGAATATAACCTGTGTCACCACGGTCTGCATTTAGTACAACCATGTTAGGTTGTAATTCTTCATAGTACGGACATGCAATCAAGTTAAAGAAGTTGTCTTCGTCACGAATATCTGTATTTGTGTCAACAACACTACTCAATGATTTAACTACCATGTTACGTTGAGCATATCTACCCATCCAAGGTGCGCCATTTGTTTGATTACCACTTACTGTTACCCATGTATAACTAAACTCTGGTAAGTTATTAATGTTAGTTGGTGCAGCCGGATTATATACTCCTGCATTAGGATAGTTAGCACTTGTGAAATAATTTGTCATAAATTGTTTTACAACATATCCTGAACGGCGTGTGTTAAACAATAGTACACCATTTGGATATAAACTTGTTGATGGTGCATCTAAGTCAACATAATTACTTGTTAACATACTAGTAATTGTTGGGATAGGATCATCAACTGGATTGATTGCACCACTAGTACCCCAACGTGCATCAGCAAATAATACACCTGTAGAACTATTTGATGCAGAATTGTCTAGTCTTACCCACATCTTTGTTCCGTTTACTAATTGCCAACGATTGATTAAGGGATATAATTCTATATCAGTTGTGTCAATCCAAATATCACCGTATACTAGAGGTGTGCCATCACTCTGAGTTGTTGGCTCAGATGCAGAAATAATAGGACCATTTGGATCAGTTGTATTAGTACCAGACGATGCTGGGAAACCTGAACTATCATAATTTAAAGTACGATAACCGTGCCATGCATTATTGTAATTTACCATGATATCTACTTGGTCAACAACTGAGTAGAACCAATTTTGCATATCTAGTGGTAATGCTACTGGAGCACCTTGGTTAGCAGTATATGTTAAAGGAACCCAGTTGCTTAATTGTGTTGCATATTGTTGCGGTAAAGGATTTCCGCTCACATAAGTAACTGCATCAATAACACCACTTGTTACAGCAGTAACAACACATACTAAATCGTTTGCAGGACTTGTTCCGCCCAATTGAGTACCTAAGAATGTTAGTGTGTCACCAACTGCATAACCTGTACCACCAACAGATACACCGGTACCAATTAAGTTATATTTACCATATATTGGAGCTATATTAATAACAGCATTAGTTCCTATGCCACTAGTACTATTTGGAGCAATTGCAAAACTTTGTTCACGTGAAACACCGTATTTTACGCCGGTTGTTGTACCTTTTACAATACCAATCTGTGATAATACACCGCTAGGTTTACCTTGATTTACACCACTTAAAATTTGGTCAAATAATAAAATTTCACCACCAGCAGTGTGTGTTATTTGAATAGCACCATCGGTTGTAACTGCACATGTAGTATAAGGAGCACCTGCAGCCGCCCATGCTGTTACAAACTGCGTAGGTGTCATACCATTTTGGATAGTCATGTTGTAATAGTTACTAAGTGAAGACGAACCTGGTATGCTTACTTTGATTCCCATTGTAGTTGGACTTACAGTAAGGCCAGTTAATGTCCAATTTGTAGTTGTACCTGTAATTACCGTAGGACCTGTTGCTAAACGTTCCCATAAATATACAGGTCCTTGATTGAAGCCACCGTCAAAGCCATACTGTGCATAGACAGAGCCTGCTGGTATTGCTTGGCCGCCTGTTGCATCTAATGTAACGTCAACTGTCCAATCAGCATTAGCTAAAGTAGTTGATAACGCTTTCCATGACTGTGTTAATGTTGAATATTCTGATACAACTGGAAGTAAACCGTTACCAGAACTACCAACTTTAATCCATACAGAACCAGTTGGCGCTGGTTGTGATTGACTTGCACTCCATAATGGCATTTGTGCCGCTGTACCAAATGCTAGAACCGGCTGATAATAATAACCAGCTGTTACTCCTAAATTATCTAATAATGTGCCTGTACCACCAATAATTCTTAGATAAGGTCTATTAGTATTTGCGGGTGCTGGCTGTGAAGAATATATAACTAACTTACCTGAAATAGCCTCTGCGCTAACATATGTATATCCCAAATTATTAATTGCAGTTGCAAGACCAGCTACTGTGTTATTAGGACCTGCAGGAACTGCTACGGTAAATGAAAAATTACCATTAACACTTATTGTAATTGTATTACCCGCTGTTAGTGTAGGGTTAGATGTTGCACCTTGAATTGCAGGCCAATCGTTACACCAAGCAGTAGAACCAACCGTTACCCAAACGTTATCAGTAGTTTTATAGAAATATTGACCGTATG